CAACAGGTTGGAAGACTGTTGGAAACGTAACGAGAGGGGATACCCTGTTACGTCGGCTACATTGAAAGATGAGCCTACAAAGCTCACCAAAGACAAAGTCCGAGTGTTTCAGGCTGCTCCCGTAGCCCTCGGCATGCATATACGCAAATACTTCCTACCTGTTGCCAGGTTTTTGCATATGCATTCAATACTTGCTGAATCAGCAGTTGGGATAAATTGTTTTTCCCCAGATTGGCAAATATTGATGGACCATATTAGAAAATTTGCGCCAGATAGGAAAATGCTGGCACTGGATTATTCGAGTTATGATACGCGAATGCCTTCGCAATTGACTCGAGCCGCTTGGGAGAGTTTTATTCACTTAGCAGAAGCTGGTGGATATCCCCAAGACGCACTTACGATCATGAAAGCCATGATCATAGATATAACCCATCCATTGATGGATATTAATGGAACCCTTCTTATGGCCATGAACATGATGACGTCAGGTAATAACATGACAGTCGATGGTAATGGCACAGATGGCAGTTTTCTGCTAAGAATGGGATTCTTTGATAAATATCCAGAAGTGGAAGATTTTCGGTCCTATGTCGCTGCCACAACATATGGCGACGACATGATTGGGAGCGTTCATGAAGATTACAGGGGTTTCAACTTTATTTCTTACAAGGAATTTTTAGCTAAGTTTGGCATGAAAATCACATTACCAAGTAAATCTGATGATGTTGTAGAATATTTGCCTTTTGACGAAGCTGATTTTCTTAAAAGAAGTAGTTGTTACATTCCTGAAATTGGATGTGAAGTAGGGAGGCTTGAAGAAGATAGTATTTTTAAATCTCTTCATTCCAACCTAAAGTCTGCAGTCTCAACCCCGCGCGAGGTTGCAGCAAGCTGTGTAGAAACAGCTTTGCATGAGTGGTTTGCGTTCGGTCGCGACCACTATGACATGCGTTTAAAGCAATTACAGGAAGTTTGCGCGAGGCAAGATCTTCCTGTACCAGCACTAAATTTCACGTTTGATGAGCGTGTTGACAAGTGGCTGGAGCAATACCGACCCAATTCATCATAAATTCCTGACGATATTAAGGAGACCCATTTGATTGGAA